ATGACTAAGAAAATAAAATGTGCTTATCACCTTTGCAATAAAGAAATTGAAGAAAGCAAAATCATTACAAGACCACTTCATTTCATGCGTGGAGTTATACCAACGACGGAAATGAAAAAATATTGTAGTGAAATCTGTGCCGAAAAAGACCAGATGGCACACGAACTTTAATTAACTGACTATCCGAAACTGAATTTATGCCAGCAATGGCAGGGATTCGCTCAACCTTAATTAAGGAGAAAAACATGATTACCAGTTATGAAGCCACTGTTGTTACTACTGATGACATTGTTCACGAAGTTACCCTGGAAGGAAAGCGTATTGGCTACGTGATTAAGACAGAAAATAAAGAAACCCCATTCACTGTGGTTGATATCGACGGTCCATCAGGCAACGTTAAAACACTTAACGATGGTGTTAAAAAAATGTGTCTGGTGCACATAGGAAAGAATCTGCCCGCAGAAAAAAAAGCCGAATTTCTGGCAACTCTGATTGCAATGAAATTAAAAGGTGAAATCTGAAAAAAAGAAAGCCTGCACACTGTGCAGGCCTGAGTGAAGAACCTGGGACATTTATTCATCACTCGCATTAATTTTAATCTGAGTTGAGGTTAAAAAACAATGAGCACCGATAAACAAGTTTACCCACTGTATTACGAAGCAAAAAATGACAAAGTAAGAAAACGTCTCGGTATTAAAGGCGGTTTCTACTGGGCTGAAGCGAAAAAATTATCCATTGCCATCTCCCGTGGTGCTGTTGCGATTGACGATGCTGGCTACGATGAAGATGACTTTAAAAAACCTGTTCGCGTCAATTTGCCCGTTGTTGATGACCTTCCACCAGAAGGCGTATTTGATACGGAATTCTGCAACCGTTACGAAAAAGGCGGGGAAGATGGCATCACAATGGTATTTATCGCGCCCTCATCCTCTGCGCAGGACAAACCAGCCAGCACTGACAATACCAATGTTAATGGCGAAGACATGACGGAGATTGAGGAGAATATGCTACTCCCGATTTCCGGTCAGGAGCTGCCCATTCGCTGGCTTGCTCAACACGGCAGCGAAAAACCGGTAACGCACGTTTCACGCGACGAACTACAGGCATTACACATTGCACGAGCTGAAGAACTACCAGCAGTTACTGCCCTGGCTATTTCGCACAAAACCAGCCTGCTCGACCCACTGGAACTTCGCGACCTCCACAAACTGGTTCGCGACACTGACAAAGTTTTCCCTAATCCCGTTAATTCCAGTCTGGGATTAATGACTGCTTTTTTCGAAGCATACCTGGACGCTGACTACACCGATCGCGGCCTGCTGACAAAAGAGTGGATGAAAGGAAATCGTGTTTCACGCATCACCCGCACGGCTTCCGGTGCTAATGCTGGCGGTGGGAACAAAACCGATCGCAATCCGAATTTAGTACACACCCTCGACACACTGGATGTGGAGATTGCAGCAGCCACACTTCCGATGGATTTTAATATTTATGAAATTCCGGGCAGCGTTTATCGTCGCGCAAAAGAAGTAGTCCTGAACAAAGAAAGTCCGTTCAAAGAATGGTCCGCAGCACTTCGTGCAACCCCGGGTATTCTGGACTATTCCCGCGCCGCTATTTTTGCACTTATCCGAAGCGCACACCCTGAATTTTATCACTACCCGGGACGCCTTCAGGGGTATATCAACGCCTATTTGACGGAAACTGATCACGAGAACCCCAGCAAGGAAACTCTCACAGCTGCCCGGCATACGCCGGAAAAAGATATCCTGGAAGAAATTAACCGCGAGGTGGTTACTGAGCGTGAAACAGAAGAAGAAAAACCACAACCATCTGACGCAATGGCAGGTGAACAGGCAACAACTGAAACAATGGAACCGGATACAACTGAACATGGCCAGAACGCGCAGTCGCTGGATGCTCAGTCGCAGGTGAGTTCCGCTAACCAAGTAAAAGTCACCGCTGACGAAGTAAACAAAATTATGCAGGCAGCCAATATCAGCCAGCCTGACGCCGATAAGTTACTTGCTGTATCGCGTGGTGAATTTGTTGAGGGGATTAGCGACCCTAATGATCCGAAATGGGTCAAGGGGATCCAGACTCGCGATTCTGTGAACCAGAACCAGCATGAATCGGAACGGAACGACCAAAAAGCGGAACAAAACAGCCCAAATGCGCGACAAAATGAACCAGAAGCGCAACAGGAACCGGAAAAAGTCTGCGCCGCCTGCGGTCAGACTGACGGGGATAACTGCCCTGACTGTGGTGCGGTAATGGGCGACGCAACATACCAGGAAACATTCGATGAAGAGAATCAGGTTGAAGCTAAGGAAAATGATCCGGAGGAAATGGAAGGCGCTGAACATCCGCACAAGGAGAACGCTGGCAACCATCCGCATCACGATTACAGTGATGAAACTGGTGAAGCGTCAGCTCCTGTAGCAACTGAAATCATGTGGCCGTCATATTTCGAGCCAGGCCGCTATGAAAACCTCCCGAACGAGGTTTATCACTCCGCCAACGGAATAAGCAGCACGATGCTGAAGGATGCCCGTATCAGCCTGATGTATTACCACGGGCGGCACATTGCCGGAACTATTCCGAACGAGGAAAGTGATGCACTGCTGCGTGGGCGGATCATTCACAGTTATGTTCTGGAAACGGATAAATTCGCTGATGAATATGTCATTCCGGTACCGGTTCCTGAATATGTGGTTACTACTTCTAACGAACTGATCGCCATCATTAAAAAACACAATGCCAGTCTGCCAGCACTGATGACACCAGAGCAGATGAAAGAGTGGATCGAAAGCTACAACAGCACTCTTATACAGCCACTGTCTGTAAGTGCTGGGGGCGAAGAAACAGGCATCCTTTACGGTTCGCTTCCGGTGGAATTTCGGCGTATTCCTGAGGGGGAAAAACATACAGCATCAGCAATGAAAGCCTGTATTAAAGAATACAACGCAAGCCTCCCTCCTCTGTTGAAAACCAGTGGAGCACGGGAGCAGCTTCTGGATCAAATTGAAACTGTAGACCCAGAACTGGCAAAAAAAGAACGTGCTAAATCTTTGCCTTACAACATCAGTGGCACAAAAGAGCAATTAACCGAAATCGCACGGAAAATTCGCCCGGAACTGGTGACACTGGAGGACTGGCAAAAACGCCAGCAAGAAGAAAACGCCGGGAAAACGTTTATCAGTCTGGATATGTATGAACAGGCAAAAAATATTCACGCGGCACTGCAAAACAATACCGATGCAGCAAGGCTACTCAACCACCCGGATCGCAAATCTGAAATCAGCTATTTCGGGTTTGATGAAGAAACCGGGCTGGAAATCAGGGTCCGTCCTGATATCGAAATCCGGCTGCCATACGAAAGCATTTGCGCTGACGTGAAGTCAGTCAGCCTCGGTTATGTGCGGCAGGAACGACTTAAAGATCGCCTGCACCGTGAAATTATTGAGCGTGATTATCACCTCAGCGCCGCAATGTATTGCGATGTGGCAAACCTGGACAAATTTTTCTGGATCTTCGTCAACAAAGATGCTGGCTATCACTGGGTGGCTGTCGTGGAAGCCTCGCAGGAACTCCTGGAACTTGGTCGACAGGAGTATCGCCGGACGCTACGCCAGATAAACGAAGCCCTAGAGACAAACAACTGGCCAGCACCGATTACCGAAAGTTATACCGACGAATTAAACGACTTTGATCTTCGTCGTCTTGAAGCACTGCATCTGGCTTAATGGAGAACCTGACCATGCAAAATACCAATATCATCACGACAGAGCAGACACCAAATACCATTTCTGCCAGTAACACTATTTTTAACGTTCAGGCGTTGACGCAACTTCAGGCAGTAGCCGGGTTGATGTCACAGGCCACCGTCACAGTTCCCGATCACCTTCGCGGAAATCCTGCCGATTGCATGGCAATCATCATGCAAGCCATGCAATGGGGCATGAACCCCTACGCTGTGGCTCAGAAAACACACCTGGTAAACGGAGTTCTGGGTTATGAAGCACAACTGGTTAACGCTGTGATCTCTAGCTCAAGTGCAATTGTAGGCCGCTTCCATTACAAGTACGAGGGAGACTGGGAGAAATGCTCTCGCACCCGAGTGGAGACCGTTAAGAAAACGGCCAAAGGAGGCGGAATCTATGAGAAAAAAGAAACGATCCCATGTTGGACCAGTGAAGATGAGTATGGTCTCTCAGTTCGAGTTGGTGCAGTTCTTCGCGGTGAAAGTGAGATTACCTGGGGAGAACCGGTGTTTCTTTCCAGCGTGATTACGCGTAATTCTCCTTTATGGACCTCAAACCCGAAACAACAGCTCGCCTATCTGGCGTTGAAATACTGGGCTCGCCTTTATTGTCCTGACGTCATCCTGGGCGTGTATACCCCGGACGAACTGGAAGAGCCACAGGAAAAAATCATCAATCCTGTGCCGGTACAGAATTATAGCGAGGTAAGCGAGCAGCGAACAGAAACCATCGAACAGCGTATTGACGAAGCGTGGATTGATGAATTCCGGCAGCGTGTCGAAAGCGCGGCCACGACTGAGGAAACCACTGCATTACGCCAAGAGATAGAGGATCAGAAAAACCAGATCGGCGAATTCTTTGCCGAGCTTAAAGGAAAAGTGGTTCGGCGTCATCACCGTCTCAATGCTATTGCCAGTATCGAGAAGATGATAAATGACCTTCCTTCATCAGGTGATCCAGAAGCAGAACAAAAATTTACTGCTCTGGAAAATACGCTGAATGCTGCCCGGCCACATCTGGGTGAATTATATGAGGCGTATAAAACGACACTGACAGATATGAAACCAGAATATATCGGCTCCTGATATTGACTTTGGCGGTGTAGCCTCACCGCCATCACAAAATTTTATTATATGAGAGAAAAGACAATGCGGTATGAAAAAGTCAAACCATGCCCTTTTTGTGGTTGTCCATCAGTAACGGTGAAAGCCATTTCAGGATATTACCGCGCGAAGTGTAACGGATGCGAATCCCGAACCGGCTATGGTGGAAGTGAAAAAGAAGCACTCGAACGATGGAATAAACGAACCACTGGAAATAATAATGGAGGTGTTCATGTATAAAATTACCGCCACTATTGAAAAGGAAGGTGGCACTCCTACTAACTGGACAAGGTACTCAAAAACAAAGTTAACCAAATCGGAATGCGAAAAAATGCTCTCGGGGAAAAAAGAAGCAGGCGTTTCCAGAGAGCAGAAAGTAAAGCTGATAAATTTTAATTGCGAGAAACTTCTGCCCTCGTGAGTTGCATTATATCCAAATTATAACTTCATAGCTGATTATTAAAAATCAATCACGTCCGCCAGTATTCTGTATATTTACTGGCGGTCATATCGTAAGAGGTATGGCAATGAATCTTGTGACACTCAAAACGTGGGGAAAACTCAGATATCCGGATAACCCACCATCAATATCAACGCTGAGACGATGGGCAAGGAATGGAAACATTTATCCTGCACCTGAACTACACGGGAGGAGTTACAGGGTGGTTCCGGAGGCTTTCTATATCAACCCAAATAAGGTTGATACCGATATAACACACCATCAGCCTAATGGGCGACAAGGGAGAGACAGTCCGTTACTGGAGAAGTTAAAACATGCAGCGGAAAAAATACGATCCCAATTTGCCTAGGAACTTAACATATCGAAGGAGGGACAAAGCATATTACTGGCGCAACCCTCTGACGAAAGAAGAATTTACACTAGGTAAAATTTCAAGAAGAGATGCAATCGCGCAGGCAATTGAAGCAAATCATTATATATACAAAAACTACTCTCCTGCTGCCTTAATTGAAAAACTTAAAGGGTTCGACTCATTTACTATGGCAGACTGGATTGAACGTTACAAAACGATTCTTATAAGGAGAAAAGTGTCCAGAAATACTTATAAAATTCGGGTAAATCAACTGGAGACAATAAAAGAAAAATTGGGAGAGATTTTACTGACAGAAATAACCACTCGCCATATTGCCGAGTTTCTTGATTTGTGGATTGAAGGAGGGAAAAACACAATGGCAGGATCAATGCGTTCTGTGTTGTCTGATATGTTTCGTGAGGCCATTGTTGAAGGACGTATATCTCAAAATCCAGTAACGCCAACAAGAGCACCGAAAATAGTAGTTACAAGAGAACGACTGAAACTAAAGACATACAACTGCATCAGGGAGGCAGCAGATCAACTTCCGGCATGGTTCCCATTAGCTATGGATTTAGCCCTTGTAACAGGACAACGTCGCGAAGACATAACGAATATGCGGTTTAGTGATATTTATGATGATCGTCTCCACATCAGGCAAATTAAGACAGGAATGATGATTGCTATCCCCCTGTCACTCAGCCTTCCTGTCGCTGGTCTACGGCTTGGTACAGTAGTTGAACAGTGCCGCCTGGTAAGCCGGGGAGATTATCTAATCAGTGCCGGGATTAGAAAAAACAGCCCTGACGGCAGCATTCACCCGGATGGCCTGACAAAAAAATTTGTCGCAGCCAGAAAATTAACAGGTATCCAGTTCAGTGAAAACCCACCAACTTTTCACGAGATCAGAAGCCTGGCTGGACGATTGTACAAAGAAACATGTGGAGAAGAATTTGCTCAGCGTCTACTTGGCCACACATCGGAGAAGACAACAAAAATGTATCTTGATGAGAGAGAAAAAACGTACTTACTGCTCTGATTTTAACGTAAATGGATTGTTAAATGTATTTTGGTTGTGATATAACCAAAAAAGACCGGAATACAGAAATTCGAGTAAATTTCGGGGAATTTCGGGGAGACGCTTGCAACTGATTGATTTTAAATACAATTAAAAAAAGACCGAATACGATTCCTGTATTCGGTCCAGGGAAATGGCTCTTGGGAGAGAGCCGTGCGCTAAAAGTTGGCATTAATGCAGGCTTAGTTGCCTTGCCCTTTAAGAATAGATGACGACGCCAGGTTTTCCAGTTTGCGTGCAAAATGGTCAATAAAAAGCGTGGTGGTCATCAGCTGAAATGTTAAAAACCGCCCGTTCTGGTGAAAGAACTGAGGCGGTTTTTTTATTGGAAATCAAAAGGCTATTTTAGGTAATTAACAGAGTTTTTCAGCTCGTTCTATAAACGGTGCCAGACTCATTTTTTCGCCGGGATTGTTAGGATCATCAATCTGAATCACCGAAATGGGTTGGGCTTTAGTCTTCCCACTGGCAACTTCCTTTTGTGCGATATCGTTTAAAGGATACTGCACGAGGGTACTTGGGTTGATGACATACAAAGCATTACCCGGTCGGCAAGTCAGCATCACCTCTTCGCGATTAAACGCCCATTTGTCTTTACCCACTTCAAAACGGCTGACGGTAATCACCTGCGGTGCAGCCAGCGCCGCTGCAGAACTGGTGAGTAACAGAAACGCCAGAATACTTTTTTTCATCAT